CCACCCTTGTAGGGAGCTATTCCACCCCTGAAAGGCCGCGACAGGACCGGACACTAGGCTATCCGAATAATCGCGTTAGACGCATCTGCCGCTGGAAACACAATCGTGAAATCTCCAGAACTCGCAGCCTTGTCCGCACCAAAGTCCAGCACACAAACTGTGGGATCACCTGATGCCGCCTCGTTAAAAATTAACGCGCCCCGCACAGCCGAAATAGTAACCGTTGAAAACACCTCATCAGCAAAATCGGTAAGCGCGGTTGTGCTGCTTGCAACCGGAGTAACACTGGTCAGGAAGTTTCCTTTGGCGGTATAGTTTGTGCCACTGATTTCATTGCCAGAAGTGTACGCGGTTGTGGCAGCGGTAAACGAGGCGCTGTTATCATACAGTGCCAGTTTAAATTGGTCACTTGCCGCCGTGAAGTTGTGAACGCCTTTCATTAGCTCTACTTTGAAAGACGTGCATAGAAAGTTGCCACTGAAAGCCATTTACATTTTCCTTATATATTCGGCCAACGTGGGCTGACCAGCATCTTTTATCGCATTATATACCGTAGTTCGGTCACTTTGGATAGCCTGTTTCATATACACTGAAATTATCTTCTCCATCTCGTAGCGATACGCACGGGCCTGATCCCGTATGGCAGGAGGAGCGTTGTCGGAAACACCTATTATCTTGTTTACGCAACGCAGTGCCGTTTCTTCTGGAGTAAATCCACGGTTGTCCGTAGTTTCAACACCAACCTTAAAGTCATTGGACATCGAAACACCGAAAGACATGTTGTTCATGTTCTACGTTTCCTTATTGGTCCGTACCGGTATTCATCTGCAATCTCCTGACCCTCACCAAGGTTCTTGAGACGTGATAAGCCTTCCGCAAACCGGCGTTCGTAAACACTGGCTAGTGCAGGATCACCCTTCATATAGGTGTAGGCTTCAGTCAAACTTCCATACAGCAACGTCATTCGAGCCTCGTCACTCAACCAGGTTACAGTTGTATCCGCACCAATGGCTGATATAGTGGCTGTTGCCCCGCTAGAACTGCCCGTTATTGTTTCTCCCACAGTGTAGTTTCCACTGGGTATTCCAACGATCAACGTTGCTGAAGACGTAACCTCGCTAACCGCAGAAGACTGGCCGCTAGTGCCGCCCGTTATTGTATCTGACGATGTAAATGTTCCCGACACAGGAGCTACCGTTAGGGTAAACAAGCTAGTGGTTAAACTGGCAGGTCGATACAGATAGTTTAATTCTAGATTAAAACCAGCGTTGGGCGTTGGCGCGACTACAAAGTTATCTACATCAAACTGAGCATAGTAAATGGGAACGCCCGTGGTCGCGGGGTTTGGCGTGTAAGTCTGCACAAAGTCCAAGTCTTTAAACAGTAAGTACTCTTTTGCCCCACTGGAAATAAAGCTCAAGGAGAACGGCGCCATGAAGTCAGAAGGAACCGCAACGTATTGATTGCCAGAAGTCATGACCCCCGAGGCGTTCTTCTGAAACAATGTCAGTTGCACGTTCTTTAGAATACGCTCTTCTGCCATTTCAATAAACAATGGAAGGTTCTTAACAAACCCCGTCTCATCGTTCTCTGTATAATCCTGTATCGCTTCTTTCAGCGTGGTATATGTAAAGCTCATGTCTGTATCGTAACCTCTCCCACGGCGCCTTCAGCAAGTAGCGGATTAGAGGTGAATGCTTCGTCCCCTCTAAAGCCAACAGGATTCCAACCGTATTGAATATTTCGTTGCTCCGCCAAACCAGATTCGGGGCGAGGATTTAGTAGTGCTTGAGGATCATTTCCAACCCTAGGAGGAAATAATTGTGGGTGCTTGGGCTCGAACTCATCCTTACCTACTTTAGCTCCAGTCCATTCCACACGCATATCTTTCAAACGATACCGAAAACCAGATCGATCTGATATACCATATGCGTTTTTATCTGAGGCGTATGCCATGCTAGACCCTCAAGTATTGAAAGCTGGGCTGGAGTTTCAATGGTACGCGATCTTCATCTTCGTCCGCAGCGCGTTGGAACTCTTCCTCATAGACCGTCTTTAGCATCTGCAAACGATCCGGTGTTCGCTTCATTGCAATATAGTACGCTAGACCAGCAACCATGCACGGGTAAAACCGAAATGGCATATCTGTTGTATTTACAAGGTTGTCTGCGTCCTCAATTCGTTGGACGTAATAGTATACAATTTGGTCAGTGGAGTTCTCAGGAGTGGCCCAAAGGTTAATTATCGGAATAATCTGGCGATCAAAGTAAAATTGGCTAGGCCGTCCCTCAGTGGTTTTATCAGGAAGAGTTGCGTACTCTCCGCGGCTAATTCGGTTGATCTCAAAGTCCGTGCCATCTCGGCGCAACACAACTTCCAACACATCCACAACCGTGGCATCTAGTGTTAACGCACTGGTTCCTTTTGTCAGAGTGATGGTATCCGACCTGACAGTCCACATATTAATTCCTCTGTTTGCCCAATCAGCAAACATCAGGTTCAAAGATCTTCTAGCAGTTCGTGCGTCATATCCCGTGCGAACTTCTATGCCGCAGCGTTCGTAGGCCTCTTCGATGATCTCACCGACATCTATGTTGAAGTCCCTGGTTCCTGATGTTGTCATAGCCTCAAGTCTTTCATCTTAAAATTGCCGAGCCCCAAACGTTTGTTTGCGCTTACCTGCCATCACTACGCCGCACCCTTTCGCGACCGCTTTCCCTTTTTCCGCTTTCCCTTTGTACGGCCTTTTGGGACCGTTAACTTCTCCACCGAGGCTATATCCTTTGACCTTGGCTTTTCTGGTGTTGCTAACAACGGTTTTGCCTTTCGCGCCAGCCTTCTTTTTTTTATTTGCAGTCGCAGCTCTATCTTTTTTAGAAAGAGAACGTGCCTTAGCCGAAGGTAGGCAGCGGTCAGGGTTCTTCTTATCTTTTGAAGTTCCACACTCACCCTTAATCTCACCATCGGTTCCTATCCTCACCCACTTCTGGTCACGCCATTTCTTTAGCTCTCCCATTACGCCCTCTTTTTACCGCTCTTGGAACTTTTAGCATAATTAGGATCTTTGCAGTACTTGGAAGCAGCCATGTTGGCATACGCAGAAGGATAAGTATCAAAGGTGCGCTTGGCCCATGCCTTTCCAGACGGGCATATTTTACTGCCTTTAGACTTCGCAGATACACCTCCCCCGTTCTTGTAATACACAAGCCTCTTAGAGGCTTTACTGGGAGGTTTGGTTATTTGCTGTGTCATTTGAGATCGGCTTATGGTCAAGACCTGTTCTCCTCTGAATAAACTCGTTCCACATTTGCTCTGTTTGATGTGCTACCACAGAAACGTCTGATTTAATGGATACAACTTGCACCCCAAGCCAACCACAATATCCAAGGGCTATCGCGGTTAGTATTCCAAGGAGAGCATCTTTAGACATCTCAACTACTTTTTCTTAGTCATGGATTTAAGAGTTTTAGCCTGACTAGCATGTAGCTTTGAGGCCTTTTTCAAACCCTTAACAACCTTCTTTACCTTCTTTTGATTTCCTTTAGACAACATTAGCACTTCCACCTTTTTCTAGCCTGACGGAGTCGGCTGTTTGGATCCTTGGCAGCTTTTGGAAACTTCTTCATCTGCCCAGCAGAACGAGCGCAATAAGACTTCCGTCTCTTCGCATCCTTACTGCCCTTCTTAACTTTTCCTGTAACCGCGGTCTTTAGCTTAGATCCTGGATTTGCAGCGCGGTGGGCCTTTACACCCTTTTCAGTCATTCCCGCCCCAGACTTAGTGGGGCGGTAATTTTTCTTGTTACGCTTTATCGGCTTATCACCCATGACGATTAGTACTCTTTACGCATCTCAAGAATGATAGTGTACGTGTCGGCGCTAGTGTGACCCACCGTGGTAAACATAATGTCACCAGTCTTTCCAGAACCCGAGTTATTAGTCAGACCCCCGAAGATGGTGTAGTCTTGATTGCCGCTTTGGTTTTCACCTAGCTCAATACACATAACATCAGTAGATGCGTCCCATAGGATTCGCACCTTCATTCCAATACACTGCCACCAGATGCGATCTATCACCACTCCAGTGCAGGCTGTTCCGTCAGAGTTAGAAGCCAAGGCTGAAACATCGACCTTCTTTACCGCAGCCTCGCCCGAACCATCAGAGATATTAGTAAACTTTTGAATGACCCTCTTTGAGCCATCAAAAAGGGTTTGTGTAGCTACAGCATCAGCCATCTCACACTCCTATTTATGCGATTTGCACATACTCAATGATAAACGTAAACGAACCAGCCGTTGTAGCATCAACGGTGTTAGTGATGTTACAGAAAATAGTTCTTGCGGTGTCTGTATATTGGACAGAAGCTGGGGCTGTTGTGCCATCTTGCGTCTGAAGAACTAATGCAGTCACAGTTACGTTATGTACAACAACAGTCGTACCAGCATCTAAGATTTCATCAGTCTGGGCCGCAACGATCTGTGCGCCAGAACTAGACGTACCAACCTCATATCCAATATCTCCACTTCCGATAACAGGAGAGACATCGCAGAAGATCTTAATGTCTGTGATGATGGTATCTGCTGGTTGTGTGAACTCACCAATCGTCGGACTATCTCCTGCGGTGGTGTTCACAGTAACGCCCGTGGCAAAGCCAACGTGTTTTACAAACTTGTTAGTAACAATACCAGTAGAAGCCGTGCTTGCTACAGTGGTTTCTGTACCTGTTGTTGAATCTGTAGAAATTATTTGAAAACCGTTTTCAGACCGTACTGGTCCCGAAAAAGTAGAATTACCCATGAGTATCTCCTGTCTTGGGTTAAGTCAGATGCTTCATGCACCTGTCAGGGATACCGTGATTGTACAATACGTTTATAAAAAAAGAAAGAGGCGATCCTAAGACCGCCTCAGTTGGGTTTCACAGGGAGGAGTGAACCCCTATTATACGCCAGGAGAACCAAAAACGCAACGTGGATCTGAGAACCCGAAGCTGTAACGCTCACGGGCTTTAAACCGCATGTTACCAGTGTCGAAGTCCGCTTCCATGTTGGTGGAAAGAGGCGTCCGCTCAAAGTGGATAAATCCACGGGGAGCATCTGTCATGACGAAGAACGCATCTGGGTCAGTCAGGAAGTCGTTGACGGCATAACCATCAGGCAACATACCCATAGACTTCATCGCGTTAATGTCATTGTCAGCAGTATTGACCCGAAGCTCCGAAGCCAGAATCCGTTGAGCAACAAACTGAAGCTGCCGTGGGATAATCATCTTTATACCGCGAAGAGCAATCTTCAAGCCACGCTCGTCAACAAATCCTGCAATGTTGATCAGCATGTCCTCAAGAGAGGTTTCATTCAAATCAGCAGCCGACACGTTGTCGAGTGTTCCACCATTTGTCAGCGGGTGATCGGCGGCACAAAGTGCTTTACCATCACCACCAGCCGATGCACCAGCAGTGAACGCATTGTTAAGAACCGCAGCGGCTTTAACTTGCTTACTGTGTGCCATCGAACGGGCAAGTGCTTTGGTGTAGCGTGATCCAAGACGATCATAGAGATTGTCCTCGATTGCTTCCTCAGTAATTGAGAAGGCCAACGCCAGAGTTTCGTGATTATAACGGGCGGTGTACGCTTCGTTAGCATCATCGTAACTTACGTTTGAGCCTTCCTGCTTCGTTGGTGCCGAGCCAAATCCAGACAACATAACTTCCTCCTCGAACGCTCTGTCCGATGATTCTGTTGTGTAAATTTCTGCATGTTGACCCTCGTACCGGTCGTACTCCATTCCAAACAATGCGTTTAGGCCGGGTTCTAGCTCTTTCGCTAGTTGTGCGCGAGAAATAGCCATAATCTATACCCTTCCTTATACGCCAGTTGTTGAAACAGTAGCCGCTGCAATGGAGCCCGTAGGCGCATTGAAGTGGTTGTTTAAACGAACGATTAATGGGATACCCGCAGCAGTGAAGTCCGCATTTTCTGGGTCATCAAGGACGCCCATAATACGACAGAACAGTGTGTTGGTAGTGGCGATGGTATTAAGATCTGCTGTCGCAGATGACATACCAGTGGTAGTAGAACCACTATTACCTGTAGCTAACGCGATGTTAGCAAAGACCGCCGCACGAATTTCTGCTTCAGTGTTTGCCGCAGCAACAACGTTAGACGTTGCAATGGTAAACAGTTGTGCAGGATTGTCGTAAACAAAAGCCCTTACAGGAAAATCAGAATCTGCCCCTGATCCGGGCCAAAAGTTGGAAAAGACCGTTTCACCGTTGGTAGAAGATACATATTCGCACCCGTTGAAAACACCAACCGTAGAGACGTTACCACCAGCCGCAGCTTGCAGATCGTCAATTACTCCCGCAGCTAACGGAATAACCGCCATGCCTTGAAAGATCGGGTTAGAGTTATCTGATGCGATACGATATTCAGTCGTACCGGTGGTGTTAGCGGCCGAACCTAAAACACCATACGGGCGGAACCCGAATGCGCCATTAGAATTTGCCATGATAGCACCTCAAATTTTATTCGGAGTCGCCTCCGCGTCCTCCGAAAGTTACACGGGATTGCCGATTATTGCTAATCGGCATTGAAGGATGTTGTTCCTTCATTAAATCAGAATCCACAGCGGTCATTTGTTCTCGGGTCCGGAGCCCGTAATACGCGGCACGTTCAGCGGCTGTTTCTTCAGGCAGTCTGCAAAGCATTAAACCACCATTACCGATTATCCCGGCATACTGCCCATCATCTATTACTGGATGTTGAGAGTCGGGGTACTCATCTGCGCGAACTGGTTCCCATCCTTCTCGTAGTTTGGTATAGACATTTGTTTTGTCTTCCTCACCACGCATGGATAGTCGGATCCAGCGATGTACATAACCCTCTGGAGGGTCGGGAGCTTCTAAACGGTTGGGCGGAGCCCATGGCTTGCGGCGTTCTGTTTTTTCACGAGTTGAACTTGCTCGAGGCTTTCTATCGGTCATGTTTAATCCTTCACATATCTAGCATAGGCTTCCAAAGGCACGTTCAGCTTTTTAGCCATCATGACTTGCCTTTGAGTTAACTTGACCGACTTTCCACGCTTCTGTGCAGTATTACGAGAAGCGGAAGATCCAGCAGAAGCGACCTGGGAACTTCCTCTCGAGGTTTTCGCCGCAAACTTGTTCGGAAACTCCGAACGCATACGACGATCAACTTCTGTATAGTACTCTTCTGAGGATGGGTCAAACCCTTCTTGAGTTACCATACGTTTGTGAATGGCAAAGACTGACGCGGTCATTACATCATCGTCACCAAACCACTTGTTTTTCTGCGCCCACTCATCGGCCCTAGGGTCTACTTGAGGTTGAGCCTGTTGTTGTGCTGGTTGAGCCTGTTGGGCAGGAGCCTGTTGTGCTTGTTGGGCGTTCTGATCGACCCGTTGCTTCGCAGCCTCAAAGCGGCGCTCATCATATTGAGCCCGTGTTAAAGCCTTCTGCGCGGCAAGCATGGCCTCAGTGTCACCCTCGTCAGCCGCCGATAAGTAAGCCTTCTCGGCCGCAGAAGATTCCGACTGAACGCGGTTTCCATACTCATTTAGATATCCCGTATCTAACTGTTGAACCCGAGCTTGAAGCTGCCGGTTTTGTTCAGACAGTTGTTGAGCAACCTTTGTGGCTTCTTCACGACTAGCTTGTTCGTCACGATACCGCTGGTTTAGCTGGCGAATACGTTTCTGTACGCCCTTGTTGTATTGATCTAGCTCCCCGTCATCTTCGACAGTTGGTTCGTCAATAATCTCCACATTAGAGTCAGAACTTTCGGACTTATCTTCAGTATCCTCAATTTCTACCTCTACAGTTTCACCCTCGTCTTGGTCTTCATTAGATATGTCTGACATCATCTGGCTCCAACAATGTTGCAATTACTTCATCGTCATTAAGAATGCGGACTTCACCGCCATCAATCTTAAATCTTGATCCCGAGTACCTACCGATACAAACCCATTGACCCTGCTTACACCAAGGTTCAGCGTTAGGTCCGAACTTATCGGCGTCCTTGTACGCAAGAGGACCGAGTTTGAGAACATAAGCTACCACAGTAGCAACGCTTTCTCTCTCCCTGACCTCATCAGGTATGAATAGTCCAGAAGCTGTTTTAGCTTTGCCCTGATATGGCATGACCAATACCCGCCATCCGGTGGGTTGTGGTAGTCTGTCCATCAGGGAATTATCCAGAAGGGCTGGGTCTAACACCCGCTGTTCTGGGGTTACATATGCACTCTCAGTAGATACAGGATCACTTTTTCGTTCCTCTTTTACCTTTTGTGCAACATGATCAGGAAGATAGAGTTTCTTCGACATCTTCGTGGGTTCTCTCCAACAGGGTCTTAATTTCTTCTTGAGCAAGAGAGAGGCCCCGAATCTCTCCTACAAGCATCTTATAGTCTTCCCAGCTTTTAACGCTTCCTTGAGACATCGCATACGCAATGTCCCGCTCTCTAGTGCGTAGCTGTTTGTATAAGTGTTTTGCTAAGTCCACAACGTCCATACTGTCTACTCGTATGGACGTTGTGGGTAGATGTCAATCGGACTCATTGTATATGTTGTCGAATATTCTAGTCACATCCAATGTGTAGTCCAAATCGGACTTGGAATAGTGTATATGCTGAGAAGGACGGAAGTCTGGAGCGCCCTCGCCAGTCTCAAACCAAGCAGGGTGCGTCACCCGAACTCTGTTGTTTGGAAGAGCCACAATGTTGCCCGTGTACTCACCGGCATCCAATAGTTCTAAAACATGGCTCTGCTTATGTTGGGCTGGATCATCAGCTATCTCGCTGTCAGTGTAATCTACCGTAAACATGTACTTTGCAGGGTAGAAATCACTATCAATCTTTGCCATCCAAGGACAAGGAGTGGCTCGATCTAACTGATAAACAGAATGTGTGTGAGACGAGCAATCCCAAGGTTGGGCCGAATGTACCGGCATAGGTGTAGGCCATTCTTCAAACGGCGTATCACCAACCAATGCCGTAATCGGCATCCTTGCCCACATTGCGCCACCATGCACATTCGGTGTTCCTTCAATATCAGCCTCACAACCTGTGAAGATGACTTGAAAACTTAAACACCTGTTTGGCATAGTGGTGACTGCAACAGCCATCGCATGTAGAAACTCCCCGTGATACCCATCGTGATTGTAGGTATATTCACGTCTCACCCAACATTTGAAATGCGGGATGTTACTTTGTAAGTATGGCATTAATAGGTTAAACCCCTTTTCTTATTAAAACGAACGTCTCCTGCGCGAACTCTTCCGCCATTTGCGTAGCCCTTAGCTTTGACCTTGCCACCCATTGCCATGCCTTTGGATTTGACCTTACCGCCCATTGCCATGCCCTTGGCTTTGACCTTACCGCCCATTGCCATGCCTTTAGCTTTGACCGTTCCGCCTTTAGCCATTTT